TGGATCTTACTTGCACAACGCGACATTCTCTCGCCGAAATTGTGTTTTGTGGTACGATGATAATGGGTTTACAAAGAAGATACATCTGATATTATACCTCAACAACTTCTTTTTGTTTACCACCCCACCCCCTCATACTAATTTCACTGGGATGACACCACGGGTATATATCATCACCAATATAGTGGATAGCTTCCATGCCAGTTTCAATACATTCATTACATGTATCGATGCTGTCATCAATGATACAACCTATACCAAGAACCCTACAGATATCAACCTTCTTTACTTCATTTTCAGTAAAACTGTCAGTAAGAATTATGTCATCAAACATCCCCGGGAAAAAACGATCAATCCATAGCTCGGTCGTCAATCTTGTGATTTCCTGACGACCCGTCATCACATACATTTTGTCAAATTTTTGTCTAAGCCTTGCCACACCCGGTTGTGCACCGGAAATTGGTTTGAGGTAGAGGAAATCTTTAGAACGATAAAATTTGTGGAGAATTTCCTGAGATTCTTCTTCTGTACAATTAAAAATTTCTCTATAAAGATATTTGTATTTAGGTTTGGTGGGTAATGGAATGCCCTTCCACTTTGCCATAGGTTCAAGTAGATTTACAAGGACTTCATCTACATCTACAGCTAATTTGGTGTTCATTTATTTTATCGTGATATTATTCGTAGTCCCGAATTGCCACGCCGACTGGAAATCGTGGTACACCGAGGGCTGTCAGATTTTGGAAACGCACTGTGAGATACTTTCCAATGTGTTTGTTTCGTTCCCTGTAACACTTTTCCCTGTCTTCGATTGTACCTTCCGGTCTCACAGTAAACTCCTGACCAGATTCGGTTTTGCATACCCATACAACTGCGTCGGCATCTCTGCCATGTCCAGTCTTGGCACCTACGATTTCATACTCCTCGGTCTGAAACTCCTTGAATTTGAGGAGATAATTACTTCTCTTTCCAATCTCGTAGGTACTCGTGGGGTCACGAATCATAATACCTTCATGCCCCTCTTCAACAAATTGATCATGATATTTTTGAATTTGAGATTTTTTGGGAATGAGGAAAGTGTCAACAACAGTTTTTGTCTTCTCTTTGAGAATCCTCTGTCTCTCGGCAAATGGAAGGTCTGGACGTTTTGTGTCAAAGTAATCAAATCCATGAAACTCCAGACTCTTGGGATCCATTTTGAAGGCACTCGTGAGTTCTTCAAAGGTCATATTGGGTGCGTAACATTCACCATCCAACCATTCAGTATCCCCCAGTTTTTTTGCGAGATGTTCAACACCCTTGACAGGTTTGCCAGTTCTTGAAAAGCATCCCTTCTTAGATACGAGGAGACGAACCCCGTCAAGCTTCGGTTGGACATAAAAGGGTTCAGAGATATACTTTTTTCTGTCTTCCCATTTATTGGCCAACATTGGAAGGATTTGAGTCGCTCTTGTATTTTCATTGTTCCACATAGTTTGGGCACGAGCCAAAGCTTTTTGGTAACCAGTCTTCACATTAGTTCTGGACTTGGTAACCTTTTCACTTCCAACCATTCCCGATGTCTTCACGATATCAGCGGTTCCATCCCCGAGGTCTTCCACTGTAATATCGGTAAATCGTTTGCGACCCATTTTATCTTCTCGGATAAGGCGTTCCATTGTACTTATGATTAATTTCTCAACTTTAAATAGATGTCTTCAATACCAGTTGTAAATTATGGTAGAATGGAACGACTTAGGCCACCAGACCGCACAGATATACCTATGAACACTAATACTTTTGCTATTGGGTTTATAATACTATGTATACTTTGTCTTTACAAACGCTATGTCGTTATTAATCAATCCCGTGAGCGATCTCATACTTTAGACATTTTGATGCCGACAAATAGAGGTCTTTCTTCATCAGTTTCTTAAATTTCTTCTCGGGGATTTTTGTTTTGCTCATATACATCTTTTTCAGAGATGTCATAAACTTATCACAGCTCTTCATCTCACTCTTAAGTTCTTGGTATTTACCCCAAATCTCTGTACTAAGCTGGTGAATCAAAAGATATGCATTCTCGCCCATGAGACGCTCCGATCCTCCCAAAAACATGAAAGTGGCGGCGGAGCAGCAGGAACCCTGAGCAATCGTTACGACTTTCACACGAGACTTTTCAAGAACATTCTTTAGGGTGAACCCAGAAAACATGTCACCACCCTCGCTCATAATATGAACGCGAATCTTTGGCACATATCCGATGAGATCAGCCTTTTGTTTGAGAAGATGAATCTCCAACTTTCGGAACTGCTCAACAAATTCAAGGGTGTTTTCTGGAGTAATCTCACCATAAAAGTGGATTTCATTACCGATTGTCTTTGTAACCTCAGGTTCGTCTTCCTCTACCCCTGGGATTTTTGGACTTCCATTAGTTAGAATATTTTCAAAGATCTTCTCGACTTCTTTCTGCGATGGCATTTTTCAATGCTTTCTTTACTCTCGTTACATCTCTCTGTTTTAACTTATTTCCAACCGCAAGATGATTCATGACATCAAAATCTTGTGGAGTTAAACCATATTCCAACATTGGCTCTAATTGGCTCTTTTCGGCATATTTCTTCAACAAACACAAATGTTCAACTGTTAATCCACTATGTGTTTTTTGACGAATCCCCGCGAGATTTTTAAGTCTCATTCTGTAATTTCCATATTTTGTCCAACAACTCCCCGGTTTAATATTTTGTCTATTAAGTTTTTCTTTCATAAAAAACTTTGGAACGACTACAGCACTTAGACAAAAATAGGGCATAAGGCTCCAACAACCCGAAGAATACATGGTATTATCTATAACGTCTGCATCAGAAAATGACGTAGACACCGCGGCGTAGTTTATATTATCCGAAGACAAATAGTTATCTTGAAAAACGTCCCAGACATGTCCATGTTCATCAATTCGTTCATAAATTATCCCGGAGGTATCGTCACATAGTATATCAGTTATAAACTCTTTCGAAGTTTTAAATTCGTCAACCTTATCACCACCATCTATGTATGAAAAGAAATTGCGTATATTTCCGTTCGCGGCTTCCGCGGCCGCGGTTACATGATCACCCCTTTCACCAGTCAATTTTAAAAGTTTATCTGGTTTGTGTTTTGGGATAAAAATCACTTCGAAATTTGGATACATACACATATTTACGGATGTGACTACAAGAGACCCCCTTGTTAACTTATTACCGTCTGATACACTATCAATGATCTTTTTAAAGTCGTTGTCATAGTTTTCAATAAACGTATGCTTTGGGGCCCCTTTTATATACTTCAGGAAAGGTGATTTACTGTATAAATGCTCCTTTAAGATTTCCACGCTATTTGTTTCGTTTAGAACACTTTTCAGTACGTATGATTTCCCGACACCCGAACCGCCGCATATCATCACATTTTTACATTCACGGACGTACTTTTTTAAAGTTTCAATTCGTTGTGTGTGAATTGTTGTGATCGGCTCATCTTTTTTTTGTTCTATTATTTTAATGAAGGAATCCATTGACGATCTTACTAATCAAGCCATAGATTTAGTGCTAGATAATGACGCACTACATGATCGTATCGTAAAACCTTTAAGAAGGAAAATTTTACCATATGCGATTAGTGCAGCTTTAACTAATATGATTATGCTTATTCTTCTCGTTTACCTTGCTCAACGTCTTGCTCGTCTCCAGCCTCTTCAGAAACCACCGATGTGATATCCTCTTCTTCATCCAATTCAGATTGCATGATGTCAAGGAGCTTCGTTTTGGTGTCATAATCTTGTTTTCCCTTTATGAGATCTCCGATCTTAGAAAATGGTCCACCTTTCGTTGTTTCAGCTATGACACTCGAAGGTTTGAGATTTGTGAAGCCCGGTAGTTTTAGTTTGGGAATCGCCCGAACATCAAGGATCTCCGGCTTTGTGAAAATATTGTCAAGAGGATAGTCCTTTTCAAAATCTGTGAGAATGGATGATGGGATACTTGGTGATTGTTCAATGAGGCGGTCGTATTCATTTTTACATCTAGTAACAAATTCCAGACCATCTGTTGTACGCTCTTCACGCGCAAGAGCTAATTCTAACCTGATATTTCTAGAAAGAAGACCGAATGATAACGCAGCCGCCTTGTGATTTTCCATGAGTTCGTTAATCTTCAAAAATTGCATGATAGTCGCGATAAGACCAGCGACAAGATTAAGACCGCCAATCACCGATGGTACCATGCCACGAAGATTCTCAGGGAATTGCTCCTGAGCAAAATTCGCAGTACCCGTGATTGTTGAGAGAACAATAACAGGCAATGTAAAACGCATACTCAACCCTTTGTACATTATATATGCTCTATGGTGCATATACCTGTAACAACCAGAGGCCTCCCCCCACTGGCGTAATATATTCTCGTGTTGCTCATTCCAGCTATCACGACGATGCTCGAGTGCTTGTTGCTTAAGCTTCGCGTCACCCCCGTCAAAATTTTCTTGACTCATTTTATAATAGATGAATATAATATTTTGGATTCATCTTATATTTCTTATTTGTATCATTATAATTCCATTTACAAATGACCGCAGAAATCTCGAATTTTATTCAATACTCATCCCCTTTCTTTTCTATCACTGGTCTGTTAATGATGACACATGTGCCTTAACACAGATGGAAATGGCAGTTACGGGTCAGGGTAAAGAAGAAACATTTATGCACCGTGTTGTAAGTCCCATATATAAGATGGAAGATAATGACATCAATAATCTGACAAAGACAGTGTTCTTTGTATTGTGGGCACTTGTCCAATATCGCCTCGGACGCTTTGATATGTTCGTTGATGACCTAAGATTGTTGGCGTCTGGCAAAATTCCAAAATAAAAATGCCTAACTGGAGAGAGGAAGAACTGGAGAGACTCAAGCAAGAATATACTTTCTACAAGGGAACGGAAATCAAAGATAAAATCACGGGTGGTTTAAGATCTCAAACTTTGAAATGGGTCATAAACTATCACGAACGCATGCTTGGTATAAAGTTTTGGGATCATGATATTAAAAAACGCAATGGAGAAAATTCGCGACATTGAGATGCAAATTCAAGCGCATAAACACGCGAAGGAATTTCATCATGAAAAATATTTGAATAATCTTCAGATTGTTGATGATAAAATTGAAAGAATTGAAAAGCAAATAGAGAAATCAAAATCTTCGGTGAAGCAAGATCTTTTAAAACGACATATCGATTGGTATGAAGAAGAAATTTCCAGGATGGATAAATCAATTGAAAATATAACACAAGAATATGACTCGGAAATTAAAAGATTAACTGATATGATAGAGTCTATTAAGGACCGGTGTGAAAAGGAAAAGAAATCTTTTGATTATAACATTCAAAAAATCCGAAAATGTTGTGAGAGTCGTAGCGCGGCTACAATGTTTGACGCTTTGCAATCGGTGGCGAATGCATTAGAAATTATCAGAGACGAGGTTTCTTAAACCTAAAACTATCAAAGAAATGGACGGAGACTCTAAAATGGTGATAAATTATCATACATAGCGCGTCGGCAATATCATGTTTTCTATCATATGGAATATCCTCCTTTAAATATTTAGTTGCTATTTCTACCGTTCTTTCTTTTCGCTGCTCATAATTTAGATGCCTCATACCAAAATGCGTATGCATGCTCACAGGTGAAACTAAAACAACTTTATCTTTGAACATGTAATGTAAAAGCGTTTCAATATTTGTAAGACCTCCAGGTGGTTGTCTCT